CTTTCGATAAGGATAGCGAAAAGCTTCAAGTGAATGGTCGATAGATGCCAGTAACTACTAACGGTTTAACCGCTAAACATAAGAATAGACGCATAAGGCAAGAGGCTCTAAGAGAGCAGCTAGCTTCCCAGGGTCATATTCAACATGTGATTGAAATACTTGATGAAGTCAATGACCCTGACAGTGAAATTGATCAGAACATGTTACAGCGCAAAAAGTTAGTAGTTGATACCAAGCTGAAGCTTATCAATAAGTACTTGCCTGACCTTAAAAGTGTTGAAGTTGTAGATGAAGATGGCAATGACGCCCTACCTAAATCAATAGTGATTAATGTCCGAGCTACAGATACAGATACCTGAGAAATTACAGCCTTTCTTGGAGCCTTGTCGTTATAAGGTGGCCTATGGGGGCAGGGGATCAGCCAAGTCTTGGACTATTGCCCAACTGTTAGTACTTGAGGCTTATAAGAAGCCAACACGTATCTTATGCGCAAGGGAGATACAGCGATCTATAAGTGACTCGGTAATCATGTTGCTGAGTGACACTATCTACAGGATGGGACTAGAGAATTTCTTTGATATACAGCGAGCGGCTATTCATGGAAAGAATGGGTCGAGGTTTATTTTTGAGGGTCTTGCATCAAACATCACTAAGATCAAGTCTATGGAGGGCATTGATATTGTATGGGTGGAAGAGGCGGAGGCGGTTAGCTTTACTTCTTGGGAGACATTGATACCCACAATACGAAAGCCCAGCAGTGAGATATGGGTAAGCTTTAACCCTAGGGATGAGTTAGACGATACTTACGAGCGCTTTGTCGTTAATCCCCCTGAAGAATCACAAGTGCTCAAGTGTAATTGGCAAGACAATCCGTGGTTCCCTGAAGAGTTAAGAAAAGAGAAGGATCATCTAAAAGAAAAGGATGAAACGCTTTATAGATGGATATGGGAAGGGGAGCCGGTAGCTAATAAGGATGGGGCTTACTGGCAGAAGTATATTAGGGAGAATCAAGTTAAGGACTTTGCTATAGAGCCTAACGTTCCTGTTAAGACTTTCTGGGATTTAGGTGTGTCAGATGACATGGCTATCTGGTTTGTACAGCAGGTAGGCGCAGAGATCAGGATTATTCACTCTTACGCTAACTTTGGTGAGGGTTTGAATCATTACATTAACTACCTTCATGACTTCAGAGACAGACACCAGATAGTCTATGGAGAGCACTGGGCTCCTCACGATATTAGCGTAAGAGAGCTAACCACAGGAAAGTCACGGTTAGAGACTGCCCAGAGCATGGGCTTACACTTTATGACGGTGCCGCAAATGCCTGTAGAGGATGGCATACATGCCGTTAGGTTTATGTTGTCTAGGTGCTGGTTTAACAAGTCTATGACTCAAGACGGTCTTAAGGCACTAAAGGGCTATCGACGTGAGTTTGATGAAGGTAAGGGTGTGTTTAAACAGAAGCCCTTACACAATTGGGCCAGTCATTATGCTGATGCGTTTAGATACTTTGCTGTTAGCTATAAAGATACGACACAGGTTTACACAAAACCCATACAAGGCAAGATAAAGATCAATGTTGGACGACGGGCGTGAGTACTACGCGGTATTCAGTGAGGCCAAAAAGCATGGCTTATGGTGGCTAGATAAGCAATTCCAGCATTGTTTTATTGTAAGGAAAGACTACGGTCGGATATGGACGGTCATAGAAGATAGTTATAACCACTTACAGGTTCATCCATTCTTAGTTGAAGAATACCCCAATCTATCTGATTTGGTTGGAGAGCAGGCAATCATTCTCCCCGTCAAGCGAGAGATTAAAGACAGATTTCGTGGCACTTTGTGCTTATTTAACTGTGTTGAGGTTGCTAAGGCAGTCTTAGGTATTCGCAAGACATTTATATTCACACCAAAACAACTGTATAGGTATTTACATGAGCAAAATACTTGATCCGGGCAAGAGTGCTCGACGAGCCGCAAGAGATCAGGCGGAACTATTGAAGAAGCAGAAGCAGAAGCAACGCTTAGAGCTTGCTGAAGCAGATAGCGAAGTTGCTGCCAAGAAAGCGTTAGCTCTTAATCCTACTAAAGGTAGGCGGTCATTAATTAACCCTTCCAGCGGAATGAGAGAGACGTTAGGTTAATGGACGCTAAAAAGCTAAAGAGCCGACTAGATAAAGCTAAGGCTGATCGTGATCAATGGCGTGATCTATTAGAGGATGCTTACGACCATATTATCCCTTCGCGCAATAATTTCAGCTCAAAGACTGAGGGCGATGAAGAGAATAGCCAGATATACGATGAGACAGCACCCCTAGCTATCCCTCGTTTTGCCAACAGGATGCAGCGCTCACTTTTCCCAGAGGGGCAGGAGTTTGCCTTATTTAAGGCTGGCTCTGACTTCCCTGACGAAGAGAAGCAGGCTGTAGATGATCAGCTTGAAGAGTATGCTAAGGCGTTTTATTCAGACTTCAATCAGAGCAACTTCCATACAGAGATTAACCCAGCCTTTATTGATTGCGGTATATCCACAGGTGTTATCCAGATTGACGAAGAGCCAATTACTAGCGATAAGCTGTATTATTTTTCCAACATTCCTCTGGATGAGATAGCCTTTGAGCGACCTGTAAAAGGGCGGTTGGTTAATGTATGGCGCACTCTTAAGGTGGTGGCAGAGCGAATCTTAGATACATGGCCTAGAGCTAAAATACCAACTCAACTGCAAAAGATTATTGATAAAACACCTTTGCAAGAAGTTGATATAGCTATTGGGCAGATTAAAGAGAAAAACGTCTTTCATATTTATGTGATGTGGGAAGAAGACATTATTCACGATGCTGAATACAACACTCAAAGACTTATACCTTTCCGTTTGAACGCATTTCCTAAGGAAACGTATGGTAGAGGCCCAGGCATTTTAGTGTTGCCTGCAATTAAGGATGTAAATGTTATTCAGCAATTGACCATAGAGAATGCGGCTATTCAGGTTGCTGGCATGTATACGGGTCGCGTTGATTCTATTTTCAATCCCTATACCTTTACGGTTCAAGCCGCTGGCCTTATCCCTGTATCAAGTAATGACACCTCTAACCCTACACTGAGAAAGCTTGACCAAGCTGGTGATCTATCGGTTAGTAAAATCATTATTGAGGAGCGCCAGGAATCTATCAGGAAGGCGTTCTTTGTTGATCCAATGGGTGACATAAGCGATCCAATCCGATCTGCTACAGAGCAGACTATGCGGATGCAGGAGTTCTTAAAGGATCAGGGGGCGGCAATCTCACGATTGAGAACTGAGCTAGTTGTCCCTGTTATTTTGGCATGTATTGATATTGCTCGCGGTCGAGGGAAATTACCTAAAGATATTAAGGTTGATGGCAAGTCAGTCAAGATTGAGCACAACACCACATTAACTCAAGCCGAGCGACAAGATGATTTTCAGTCGTTAATGACTTGGATGCAGTCGCTATTAGCTGTTTTGCCTCAAGAGGCAGTTATGGGTTTGGTAAATGTAGAGGAGCTACCGGAAGGAATGGCCGATATGCTCAATGTCAGCTCCAAATACATTAGAAGTGATGAAGAGAGAAAGCAATTACTTGAACAAGCGCAGAGTGCAATGAATGAGCAAGCAGATCAAGCAAGCCTACCAGCAGGTTAATGAGTATCAAAAGAGAATCCACCGCGTATTTGGCACAGAGGATGGAGCTAAGTTGCTTAATGACTGGAAGCAAAGCGTATTAATGGAGCCTTCAAATGCTATAGGGGCCGATCTGTTTAGCCTTGGGCGTACAGAAGGCCGGAATGAATTTGTTAGACATTTAATGACTTCTATTGAAATGGCAGAGGGTAAACATGAGTGAAGAAATGAGTGAAGAAATTACAGAGCCTAGTTACTATTTAGCGGATGGAGTGCCAGGAACAGGAGAGGCACCTGATTATTACAAGGCGGACAAGTACAAGACGGTAGCTGATCAGGCTAAGGCATACACTAACCTAGAGAAGATGCATGGAGAGCTTGCAAACAAGTTCCAGAGCTTTACTGGTGCTCCAGAGCAGTATGAAGTGGTTGCTCCTGAAGGCATAGAGTTAAGTCAGGATGATCCTTTAGTGTCTGCGGCGTTTGAGTGGGGAAAAGAGAATAACCTCAATCAGGATGGTTTTAATTCCCTGGTAGAGCTTTATGCCACTATCGAAGCGTCAAAAGAAAAGGCCAATGAAGAATTTTTCAATGAACAGATTGCCCAGATAGATAACTTTGAGAGTAGATCGCAGAATATTAATGATTTCCTTAAGGCTAATGAGATGGAAGCGTTAGCAGATCAAATAACAAACAAGGATGCGCTAGAGCAGTTCGAAAAGCTGTTGGATATGGCCGGTAAACCCTCCATCAACCCAGAAGGTGAGGGTGATTCATTGCCAAGTGAGGAAGAAATCCAAGGCTTGATGTTTGAAGAGGATCAGTTTGGTCAGCGTATTTATAACAAGTCACCAGAGCGTCGAGCACAGGTTAAGAAGATGCTCGAACGGCGTGTCGGTAAGGGCCAATTTCAACAGGTAGTCGGCTAGTTAATTATAGCTTAGGCAGTAGTTGACGAAGCAATTAAATTAGAGTAGATTTAAACTTGATCCGATACCCTATATGGCCGGAACGATAGATGAGCTAACTGCTATCCCGTTTCGGTTACATAGCAGAGCTAAGAAATATAGTTTTGTAATATAGGAGAAGGATCATGTCAAAGACACTATCCTCAGTAGCCAAGACAGAATTCGACATGCAAGTGAAGCATGCGTTTCAAGGTTCTGGCAAGCTAAAAAATCTAGTCGAGTTACGCTCTAACGTAGTCGGCGACACGTACAAATTCCGTTTAATGGGTAAAGGCTTAGGCCATCAGCGCACTGGTTCTAGTTCGCTTGTTGTTCCTATGGATGTCAACCATTCAACAATCACCGCAACACTGACCAACCACGAGCACCCTGAATACACTGATATTTTTGATGCTGCCACGGTCAACTTCGATGAAAAATCCAAGTTAGCCGAGACAATTGGTAAGTCCATGGGTCGAACTATGGATCAGTTGGTGATTGATGCGTTAATAGCGGGAACTTACAACACTTCCTACACGGCTGGCACTGGTTTTGATATTGCTGCTGGTGCTACAGGTTTTACCACTGCTAAGTTACGTTCTTTACGTGCTTTCTGGGATGATCTGGAGCTTGAAGGAACTCAAACCATCTTGGTTTCTGGTTCTGGTATGGAGTCCTTGCTGGCTAACACTGAAACCACCTCTTCTGACTTTAATACTGTTCGTGCATTGGTTAATGGCGAGCTGAATTCCTTCATGGGTTTCAACTTTGTCAAGATTGGTGCACAGCGTACTGAAGGTGGATTGGGTGGTTCTGGTTCAATTGCTTATGCTTTTGATTCTAGTTCCGTAGGTCTAGCAGTAGGTATCGACGAAAAAACTTCTGTCGATTGGGTGCCAGAGCGAGTCTCTTGGCTGTGTAACGGTTTGGTGAAAGCGGGAGCAGCACTTATTGATCCCGAAGGCACCGCCAGAATCGACTTTGTTTAAGGAGAATTGATCATGGCTTTTGTAAGAACTGACTTTAATCCCGGCGCTAGTACAGGTACTGCGCCATCAATTCATACTTATACCACCGAAGATACGATAGCTACGGCTAACACAAGTGGTTATTTCAATGAAATTTCAGACATTCTCGCTGTAGGCGATCTGATTTATTTGCAAACATCAACAGGCGGAACTCGTGTGGCTGTTTTGGCGCAAGTATTAAGTAACGCTTCTGGTGTTGTCGATATTGCAGATGGAACCGTCCTTGCAGCAACGGATACTGATTAATAGCAGCAACAACGAAAGGGGCGCTTCGGTGCCCCTTTTTTTTAGGTGAAATATGGCTTCAGCTATCGATATGGCAAGTAACGCTCTGATTCTTATAGGGGATGATCCTATTAACGCGTTGTCTGAAAATACAGCAGCAAGTAATTTGTATAATGATACTTACCAGCTTGTGTTAAGTCAGCACCCTTGGACATTTGCCCTCAAAGAGCAATTCCTTTCTAAGCTAACTCAAGCTCCTGATCGGGAGACTGGTTATTCCACAGCATTTAGACGTCCGACTGACCTTATTCGTTTGTGGGCTTTGTTGAATGTTCGTGATTACAAGATTGTTGGTGAGAATATTTACGCAAACTCTAATACAGCCTTTGCTCGCTATGTGCATAAAGTTGATGAATCTTACTTGCCCTCTCAGGTAGTCAAGACGATTGAGTATAAATTGGCTTCGGAATTGAGCATCTCAGTTGCAGAGGATGAGCAGAAAGCCCAGATTTTTGAGCAAAAGTATATTGCTCAATTGGGTCAGGCTATGGCCGCTGATGCGCAACAACAGCCACAGGATGCTATCCGTAGTAATCCTATTAGGATGATGCGTTAATGGGCGTTTGGCAATATCAGGCTAA